GTTAATGCTTTTGTCGCTCATTCGTCATTCCTCCATGAAATAAAAATAAGAGCCTAGCCGGGCGCACCGTGCTAAGCTCCTTGGTCGTTATGGTGTATCTGCATCGGCGAGCGAATCGAGCCAGGACAGGTCCGCGGCGGTTGTTGTGTCTTTTTCCCGATATGCCGCGCTATCCTTTTTCCTCGTCGTCACAACACCCTCGATTTGTACAGGGTTAGCTTTGTCGCCCTCTCCCTTTGTTTTATAATCAACTTTTACCTTGGTGCAACGAAGAGTATATATTTTGAGCATCCGATAGTTTCCGTCGGATGTTTGCGCGGCAAAAGAAGCACCAATTTCCGGCGCGACACTGTCGGAGGAATAGGTATATTCCTTCTTTGTTTCATCCCAGTTGCCACCTTCAAAGTGTTTTTTCAATTCGAGCGGCAACTCTGCAAGCTGCAGTTGCAGTTTCATGCCGTTCCAATCGCTGCCACTTTCATACACGGTGTCATCTGCATTAATCTTCCATTCAGACATGTCTGGATCAAGTGAAAGCGATTGGATACCCGGTACAGGAATTGCAGCACCAACAGTGTAGGCTGTTCCATCATTCTTCGTGATAGGAAAGATTTTAAGGTTTTTCAGACCTTTCAAAATTTTTGCCATTGTATTCGTTCCTCCTTATGCGGCTTCTACCGCTATTGTGAATCGCATTCCTTTGTGAAACACTTGAACGTCGTCCTCGTACAAATCTGCCGTACTGGTGCGGCGGAAGCCGGTAGACTTCATAATACGATCAACCTCTTGCGCGATCGCGGTCGTATCGCCCTTGCTCCATACGTCAATTTGAAACGAGATTGTGCTCTCCGCAGCCTCATCGTCGGCAAAATCAGAATCATAGTTCGTCATTTCAAAATATGTGATCCGCGGGAAGTCTTCGGCATACGGCGCGGCCAGCTGATAGACTTTGGTATTTCCGTCCTGATCAAGGCCAATTAAAGCAACAAGCGCCGGATCCGACTCCAGCGCCTGCAATACAATAGGTTTGAGGTCCTTCACAGCCCCAGCCCCGCTTTCAATTCATCGCGTATTTTTTGCAGCACCTCATGCCGCTTCTCTCGCTCTGTCGGCTCCATAAATGGCTTCGCCGGCATTTTTGTCGTGCCCCACTCGTGGAATTTGAGGTAGAAATAACGGCTGTTGTCGCCTTTTTGCACCCCAACAAGTACGTATTTCCCACCTCGGTCGCGCCGCACATTGCCGACTTTAATGTTATCAGCAGCATGCTTCCCAGTCCGCCATCTTTGCGATTTGCTTGTCGGCTGGCGCGGTGAAGGGCCGCGCGGTGCCCGCTCACTAAACGCATCACGGAGCAGTTTTGCACCTTCACGCATCGCCTTGTTCTCAACGCGGTTGGATTGGGCATTGAGTTTCTTGATTTTTGCCTCGATCTCTTCATGCCCCGACATCTCGAATTCAGCCATTGAGCCCCTCCTCCGAACACATCAAATGGAGTTCTTCATGCCGCTCTTCTGGATCGATAGGCGGCGACTTGATGTCGAAAACCCGGGAACCGTATAACCCCCTCATATCGGCCGTAACACCTGATCGATAACGAATTTTTACACGGGTGGTCACTTCTGCATTTACAGCCGTTGCCGCAAAGTATTCCCGGCCGCGAAGAGGCTCAATCGATGCCCATACTGTTGCAACGTCCTCCCATTGCTTGGTCGCAATACCGTTTACTTTGACGGTTTTGAGCCGCTGCAGCGTGATACGCTTATTCAGTCGCCCCGGGTTCATTTCCATCGCCACCTTTAACGCCGACCGTATCATCAGCGTTGGTTTTCGGCGGCTTAGTTCGGGAACCAGGCTTATGGCCAGTATCTTTGGTTTCAACAATTTCTTCGCCGAGGAAACCCTGCTTCTTAAGGAAATTAACCCGATCGGCGTCATCCGATTCGTATTCAGTACCCTCACCGTAATATTTCATGTCGTGGAACTTTTCGTAGAATTCCTGCATAACTACGTACTTACTCATCGTCATCACCCCGTTTTCAGCTGCAAAATGATTGATTCCAACGCAAAATTAAGCTTTTCGATCTTCTCTGCTGGATTGCGATGCTCGTAATGCAGTGAACAGTAGAGCATGACGGCCAGCCTGTAGCGTGCCAAAATGTTTTTCTCCTCGGGCACGCCAGCATCCGCCAGATACTCTTTTGCCGCATCCATCAGAAGAGCGAGGATATCGTCATCCTCGCTCCCGTCAATACGCAAATATGTTTTCAGTTCACCCAACGTCGGCATTGTCAATCACCGCCAGATTAAGGCGTAGTAACGACTTTGGCAATCCGGAAAGCCGATTTCAACTTGATTTGATGGTCAAACCATGCCGTCAGAACAAAATCTTCGATACCAGTTCGAACATTCTTGTCACGATCGTAAATCATAGTCGGGTCGTAGTTGAAATGGGAGTAACGGAAGTCTCCGACAACTGGTTTTACAGCGGAGTCACAAAATTCCACAGCTGTTCCTAAGACTCGTTCCGGCGGTGCATCATACAACGTTGCATTGCCATTTGCAAGAACCTCGATCATATCTGTGTAATCGGTAAACCGCATCGTGACTTTGGCATTTGCCCGGTAATCCTCATGTAGATCGGCAATTGCCGCTTTAATCGCTTTGTACAAGGTCGCCCCAGGCACCTCAGTAATACCCGCGCCATAGAAAGACATATGCTCCTCACCGGTTTTCGGCGTAGCAGCAAATGCGACTTTCTTCTCTTTGGCAGCAAGGCCGCTTTCCAGACCCTGATCAACGGTTTGGACAAGATCTGTATCAGTTGCCGCAAGGATCGTCTCGGAGATAGGCACGAACACTTTGAATTTATGGCGTCCAAACGCAACTACATCGCCATCGGCTTTGATTTCTTTCGCCGTCGCGGTGTCGGAGATGAAGTCGTCATCGTCTAACGTGAAGTTGATTTTCGGAATTTCTAGGTTAGTGACGCTGGTATACGTCGATAAGTTACGCAAAGGATTTTTCACGAATGGTTCGTGAAGCAGTTCGGTCGTCATCGTGCTTGGCAGGATTTTTTCGCCGCCAGTAGAGTTTTTATCACCAAGGACAGCCTTTACTTCGCTGGATACCCCACGGCCGCGCATAGTATCCCGAATCAATTCAGCTTTTGCAGCTGTTACCTTTGCTTTCGGATCTTCAGCGCCAGCCACCTTGCTTTTGTTACGCTCCATCGCGGCAATTTGTTCAGCTTCAGCCGTATCGTGCTGCTCTTTCAAGACATTAAAACGCTCCTGCAGCTCTGCCTTCTTTGCTTTAAGCTGCTGCACCTCTTCAATCGGTACCGCCGGATCCCCTGCTTTAGCCACAATGTCCGATTCAGTTTGAGCCAGCTGGTCGCCGACCGTTTTCAGGTTCATTTTCAATTGATACAGGTTTTTCATAGGGTGATTCCTCCCAAATATGATTTTATGGATTCGGCATTTTGCCGAGCTTCTTTGATTAGTTCCTGCCGTATTTTCTGCTCGTCCGCCGCATTAGCCGGGGTTTTCGCTGTGTTTTTCGCAAGCGCAGCCGGCACATTACGATATTTTGCGAAGAGGTCCTCGCTCACGCACGCCGCTATTTGTTTTGCTTCCCCGACAACGTCACATAGACCGTAGTCATACGCCTCCTGAGCGGTAAGCCATGTCTCGGCTTCCATAAGCGTGATCAGATCATCCTCAGACAACTTGTCTCCCGTCTTGACCAGGTAAGATTGCCTGATCGACGTATCGACCTTGTCCAACATTCCAGCCGCTTCACGGAGGTCTTTGGCGTTGCCCGCCGTCCACATCCACGCATTATGGATCATCATCATGGCATTGCTTGGCATGATGATCGAGTCGCCAGCCATTGCAATAACGGATGCGATCGAAGCGGCCAAACCGTCCACATGTACATTGACATGCGCCCTGTGCCGCTTGAGCATGTTATAGATAGCTACGCCTTCAAACACGTCACCGCCTGGAGAGTTGATGTACACGTTCAGCGTCTTGAGGTCGCCAAGTGCGTCCATTTCGGATTTGAAGCTCTTCGCTGAATGCGCATAGTACCCGCCGCCCCACGAAGCAATCTCGAGGTATAGGTACAGGTCGGCCTCGTCACTCGTTTGATTTTTGAATTCCCAAAACTTTTTGCTCAATTGGTTTTCACCCCCTTCCGTTGGTCAACTGGCGTATCGATTGGATATAAATCACCGCTGATGTAAAGCATCTCGCCGCCCGGTTCCGGCGGCAATTCTTCCCACGCCCGCACTTCGTTCGGCTTAAGCCCACCGGACCGGATCATTTTGAAGTAGAAATCGCCCCGGGTCTGCGTGTCCGCACGCAAAAAAGCGCCGACATTGAACTTTGTGTAAAGTCCTTGCCTGCGCTCTCCCGGCGTTATCAATTTTCGGTTAAACTCCTGCTCGTACTGCCTCACAATGGGCAGCAGCGTGTATGTGACAAATTCAAGGCTCATCTGCTCCATGCTGGAGTAACTGGCCCCATCCGTCTCTCCAAGCATGCTTACCGGCATGTTAAATACCGTCGCAACCCGTGTTCGGGTGATCTTCTCGACCTCGAATACCTTCGTATCGATGAAATTACGGGTTATCGGTTCAATTTCGACGCCTTGCTCTTGGATCAGCACGCCGCCGTTATCCTTGTAAAAATCCTTGAAGTTAGCCAGTACCTCAGCCCTCTTCTCCTTGCCGATATGTGCAGCATACTTCAAAATAAACGAAGCATGTATGCCGCCTTCCATCTGGCTGAGACTAAACTCGCGAACCTCCCGGTCGAAGTCGATCGTATTCTGCAAGACGTCGATTGGGCTGATCGCCTTATACCCGTTTTGGATGGTATGAATGTGTTTTACATGGATCATATCGAGGTTATGGACGTAATATCGGCCCTTGTCCCCGTCGATTTCGTACCACAATTCGCCTGTATCCCTCTCAACAACAGGTTCGACGCGCGTCGGGTCCAAAATAACCATAGACTCAATCCTGTAATTTCGCCCGTACATCTTGATCGCATAACCGTTGCCGAACACATTACGATGCGTCTCTAGGATCCGAATAAAATCGAACGACGTCATATTACTGTTGGGGGCATTAGCAATCAGATCGGACAAATCCGAAGAAATTGGCCGGAAATCCTTGTAAATCTTGAGCGGCAAGGACGCCATTGAGTTCGCTAATCGCGAAATCGCGGCAAATACCGTCTCGTTCGAAGCCAATTTGCTGTTGCTACCGCCGCGGAAGATTGATCGCCCGTTTCGAAACCATTTTGCAAAGGACTCGTCGACCTGGACCGCCTTGTTCCGGATGACATTCCAAGCCATCTTCGTTCGCTGCCATAGATTCAAATTTCTATCACCCCCTTCTCAGGTCTTTGATCGAGACGAAATCCACATCACCATTTCCAACCGGCAGAATCAACCGCTTCATGACCTCAACATGCGCGTTCAACCATGCGGCAAAGCCGTCGATCTTCCGGTACCTGTTCTGTTTGGTCGGCATCCAGTTTCCGAGCCGGTCCTCAACTAATTTCACGTTATTGAGGTACCAGCGGAATAGGCGGTTGTTATTGAAAATGACCTTTCCATCGAGCAGCAGCTCTTTCACGTTCTTCATAACCGGGCTCAAGGTGATTGAACCCTGCCTAACGGCTTCTGTTCTAAATCCAGCCGCCTCCAACGCCTTCACGAGGCCAAAGGCATTTGCTGGATCGTAATTGATCACGTCGATTTGAAAAAGCTTCGCCTGTTCGACGAACCAGTCCCGCACGTACTCATACTGCACGTAATCACCTGGGCAAATCGTCAGCAGCCCTTCATCTCTCCACTCGTAGAAAGGGAGGTTGCCGCCGTCCATGTCCACTTTCTTTTGCGGCACGAACGAATGCGACAGCACAAATACCCCGCCGTCGGCGAGCGGGAATTCCAAGCATGAGCTCGTGAAGTCTTCTGTCTGTGCTAGGTCGAAGCTTCCGACGCACGGCGCCCCGGCAAGCGTTGCAGGGTCAAGGTCCCCCTTGTTCCGCATGATGATTTCGAAATCGATAAAGGATTGCTCGTCCGATTGGACAAAACGGTTAAGGCGCTTCGTGATAAAGTCATTCCGCTCCGCTGGGATATGCTTGCGCGTCTCCCACTCCTCGATCATGTCTTCCAGCTTGATTGTCAGGCCAAGGTTCGGATTGGCCTTGATCCAGTTTGCCGGGTCCTCGATATCGTCGTCCGGATCCAGTTCGGCCATGAAGTAAAATGCCCGCTCGTCTTGGATAACGCCGGCAAGCACGTCCGCTGCCTTCTCGTAATAGTCCATCAGTGGGCCATCGAGTTGATAGCCGGCCGTCGTGATGTAAACGAGAAGAGGCTGCAACCGAGCGCCCATCGAGTTCTTAATTACGTTGATCAACTTATAATTCTTGTACTCGTGGATTTCGTCAAAAACGCCGAACGAACAGTTCTTGCCGTCAAGCTTCTTGCTGTCGGTTGCGAGCGGTAATATCTTCGATAGCGTCCGGCCGTAACGGATCTCATGAAGCGTCTCTTGGAAATGGCGGTTGAGCAGCGCGGACGACTTGACCATCGCCTTACACTCGTCGAACAGCTCCCGCGCCTGCTCCTTGCTGTTTGCCAGCTGGAAGACTCGGGCGCCTTTCTCTCCGTCCTTCGAAGCCGCGTACAGCGACAGGCCGGATATCTTGGTTGTTTTCCCGTTCTTCCGGGCAACGAAGACCATGCCCTCTTTGAATCGCCGTAGCCCAGTGTCCTTGTGAACCCACCCGTATAAAGAACCGATGATAAAGTGCTGCCATGGTTGCAACTCCAAGCGGTCAAAATCACCCTGCGATGGCTTGCAGAATCGCTGGATATAATCGACTGGCCGGAAGCCTTTCTCCTCGTCAAACACAAAAGGGAACCCTTCGGTCCCCTGTCGCTTCAAATCCCTCAGATGCCGTTCGCAGGCTTGTCGCACCTTTTTCGAGGTAACGATCTTGCGCGCGACAACATCTTCGGCGTATGCGGTTGTTAAAAGCCTAGAATCGTTCAAACTCATCACCCTTGCCTTCGGGCGGGTCCTTCCCCTCACCACCAGGCGGCGGGACGTCGGACACTTTCCGGTCGGATGCAGGGGTAAGCTTTAACTCGGCCTGCAGCTTACGTTGTTGCTCGACGATCTTGAGAATCTTGTCGACGGACTTGTTCTCGCGGTACATTTCCTGTGTCCCGTTTTTGAACAACTCGACCGAGCCGCGGAGCTTGATGTCGGCAATTGCGTCCTGTTTCAATTGCTCCAGCAGCACCAAGTTGTCAACGAGTACCAGCGTTCGTTTGCTAAGGTTGCTGTCGATCCGCAGCTCCTCAACAATGTTTTCGAAAAGCTTTTTCGCTTCCTTGTGCTTGATGTTGGCCTTTGGCTTGTACATCTAACCCCCCCTTCACGTAGGAATTTTTGTCCGCGGCGAAAACGAATGGCAGGCGGCGGTCTTTGCCTTTCAGCCCTTCCAGTTTCGAAAGGAGGGGGGCTGTCCACTTTCGTCCGACTCCATTTCGTCATCTCGCACCCTCGACGCCCTGTAGGTGCCTTTCTGTCCGTATGACGATGTCCGTAAATACTCGAACCCCATTCCGTCTACCCGACGAGAACTTCATTGCCTTGCCTTCATCTGCCCGAATTAACAACTCGACCTGCCACGGTAACAATTTGACGCCCATGCATGCAGCAAGTGCCGATGCAAACTCGACTCGTTCATCCCTTCACACCTCCCAAGCAAAATAAAAAGCAGCCCATCAACCTGAGCTGCTCACCATACTTCCTTATTCGCTTTCACCTTCACCACGCACGCCTTTCGCTTCCGCTCCTGCTTCTTCGCTGTGCCTTTCTCAGGATGCTCCCGATTGTGGCACGCACTGCACAGGCTCTCTAGGTTATCCAGATCAAGCCCTTTATCCCAATCATCGCGCAGCGGCACGATATGATGCACCATGTCAGCCGGCGTTATTTTCTTTCGTCGCAAGCATTCCTGGCAAAGGTAAATGTCGCGGATCAGCGCCTCTTCTCTTACGGCTAACCATGCGTCCGAGTTGTAGAATATCTTCGCTCGTTGGTCGCGCTTGGTTTGGTCATAATGCTTGTGATAATCCTTGCGATCTCGCATCGATCACTTTCCTTCTACTAAAAATAAAAAAGTACCTCTATGTGTGCTTTTCGTTCGTTACATAGTAACCTTTCTTGAGTTCACTTTGCATTATGCTTTTTATTTCAAGAATCAATTTAGTTATTTCTTCTTCTGTATGAGCCATCTCTTGTGCTAAAGCAGTTCGCTCAGGCCCGATAAAATCTTTTACATGCTCCGCATCTACTAAATAAGAACGTAGCAACCCAGATAACTTTAATAATTTTTCCGAAACTTCATTTGATAAATATAAATCATAAAGTAGTGCATTATTCTTTGCTTCTATAATTGCTCTATTTGCCCGTTGAAACTCTACTCGTCTCATGAAATCTATGAAATCATCAATAAATGACTCTTTACGAGCATCCCAATCAGTAAGATACTTCTGGTAGGATACTTCCGGTATTTCATATTCAGTTTTTAGAATATAAATAATCTGCTCAGCATTCAGTGTTTTAAAGTCATATTTACTCTGGAACCCTCTCAATTCACCTAATCGCCCATCTGCCAGTAAAAACAATTGATATAATTTAGGATATATCTCGTGCTTCTTTGTTGTATAAAGACTGAAATCGTGCATCTTTCTTTGGAGATCAAATTTGTTCAGCTCCAGAATATTTTGTAAATCCGATTTATGACGTTCGAGGTTTTTCTCAAAATAATGATCGAAGTTTCGTTTGGTAAAATATTTAACCCCTGCCCAAACAGCAGCACCTACAAAGACAATTGCAGATGCTACTGTTACTGTTAATGTCCCCGGTTCAATATTTATTTCCATGCATCCGCCCTCCTGTTCGACATATAAAAAGCACCATATGGGTGCTTTGATCTTCTAAGCATTATTCTCAGCATGCCAGGCAAAATACTTCTCCGAGCTGACGGTCCAGTTCAAACAATTCAAACCTTCTATGCTGGATATATACTTTTGAACTGCAAGAGAAGTAATGGTCTTCTTGCCGAGACTGATCCTGCCATCTAACACTCTGATGTACCCTTTCTCAAATAATTCATCGCAGCCAAATTTACACATTGGCATAACAATATTTTTAAAATCAAGTTTTTCATCATGAGTGCATTTAGAACGCTTTTTGATGTGAGCTGCGACTAGGAATGTGACTGGGTAAATCTCAGAACAAATACCACACTTAGCAACTTTTCGATTTCTAAACAATTGCCTTCGTAGGAAGGTCTGTTCTTTTCGTACCTTCGTTTTACCTTCAGCATCAAGTGGTTGGTTCGGATCAGGAACACTAATTGCATCATTATACTCATCCAAGCTTATTTCCGGTAAGTATATATTACTTGTTAAGTCAAATGCATCGAATATCTTTTGGCTTATTTCATGATTAAGAATTGTAAATCCTTGAATAACATTATTTGGCTTATACCCTGCAGCGGCATTAAATACTGAATAAGGAATGTTAACATCATTGATTTCATCAAGGAAATAAATATTTTCCCATGTTTGTCCGGAACCATCTTTTCCCCAAAGACTTTCTGCCAATTCTTTATTTTGTAATTTATAAGTTACAACACCTGTTGCGTAGATTGCACCTTTTCTTGAAAAGAGAGTTACATCGCCTATATTAATTCGATCCCACTTATTCTTATTTCCATTGTCTTTTCCTGGTGTTACTCCCCAAGTGGGTACACTACCACTAAGATAAAGTTCTGACAGAATAGCGAATTCATCTTCTGAAACGAATTTTTTAATTCTATTAATATCCACGGGACGTTGGATTGTATCTGAGTAATGTTCCCGTGCATCATTGCTTCCAGCAGGTTGAAGAATAATACTATTCATTTCATCACCTTAAATCTGTGTATTTTTTATTTGAACCAAATGCCTTATCGACTGGATACTTCGCAGCATTTTTTTTAATTTTGCCCTCGATTGTAGACATGATTTCGATTCCAAGTTCGTGGGAAAGTAACAACGAATAAATCATTACATCAGCAAGCTCTTCTTTTATTTTTTCTATGTTTGCTAAAGCTTCATCACTGCTCTTCCACTGGAAATGTTCAAGCAGCTCCGATGCTTCCAAGCTTATTGATATCGCAAGATCTTTGGGATTGTGAAACTTGCCCCAACCCCTCTCATCGCGAAATGCAATGATTTTTTCAATAATCTCATTCATAACAAACCTCCAGATAGTTCTCGCCCTGTCTCAACATATTTCGACATGAGGAAAGATTTCCCTGCGGCCTTGTCAATTTATCTCAAAAAATCTATGTGATGCATGCAGAAATGCAATAATATTTCCGTTATTACTCTTAGGCAATTCGCTGAAATGTTCTTTAACCGCCGATGTCCATTCGTGTTCATCTATGTCATAGCTGCGTAACTGCTCAATCTGAGCTTGTATAAACGACAGCTGCTCTTCCGTTACTCTCATATGCTTTTTCTTCATTTTTCGTTTGAACGCTTCTATATAGCTCTGAATAAAAGAATCGCCGATATTTTGCAGATCGATGTATATATCTTTTTTATTTAAATCATTAGTTATTAAATCATTAGTTATTAGCATTGGATTTTCCACAAGTGGTTTTTCCACATCTGGAAAACCCGATTCTGGTTTTTCGAAGATGATCATTTCCCAAGTGACGATCTTTCCCTTTTCCTTAATCGGGTGCCGCTTGATGTAGCCGAGTACTTGGAGCTCCTTTATGCCGGCGCGAATGCTGTCGATTCCGTCGGTCGTATGCCTGGTCAGCTCGTCCATGTGGAATATGAAATCGTCCGGCTTGGATAGCATGTAGGCCAGCAGCCCACGCGCTTTCCAGCTTAGCCGTGAATCCTGCAGCAGGCTATTTTCTATTCGTGTGAACGGCGTTCTGCCTTTTTTTACGCGGATCGTGGGCATGACGTTCGCTCCTTTACATCCCTCCAATTTCAAAATAAAAAGCACCTCGTTGGGTGCATATTAATAATCTTAATCTTCAAATTCGTTTGTCTGTGGATTAAACCATCGATTTCTTCCACTTATTGAGCGACCTTTTTCATCTGTCCATTCTTCATAGACAGCTGCGCACTTATCATTGGTACACACGTAAATCTTACAGTATAGATTTATTCCCATTCTGTCATTATCTTGCCCGATCATTGTTTCTTTGCAATATTTACAACGATCTCCGATCAGCATACGAATCACATCCCGATTTCCATTTTCATATGAATGTACTAGCTATGCTTTAGAACTTCTGACATTATCGAATCACATTTTTTAATCTGCGATTCGAGAATATTGTTAATTTCATCGAGGTAGTTCCCGAGGTTTAATTCATCCCTACTACTCATCCAGCTTTTACTGCGAGTCATTAGTTCATCTCTCGTTGAAACGATAATTTCGACCAGTCTTGAATCTACCTCGATAGCGTCGGGCAACAGTTTGGCAAGCTGACCAATGTGGTCAAGGACTACTTTAATTACATCCATACGATCGTTACTTTCAAATAAAAGCAATTGCCAACTGAACTCATTCAACATACTGCGAATAGACGCCGCAACGGAAAATCGCATTTTGTTGACTTTTGGCACTTCTTGCTCCCTTTGCTTTTTGAGTGTGTACCAAGCAGCCCAGTATGCGCCCAATGTTCCGATGGCGCCACCACAAAAGCTTCCCCAATCAAATCCCATAACCATCCCCCTTATCAAACACAATTCGACACAAGGAAGGATTTCCCTCTTTTATTGTCGAATGTTAAATCCGGAGGTGCTAACCAATATGCCAATCCAATACCCGTTAAATGAACCAGGCAAAACGATGTTTGTATTTGAGAAAGCCGGCAAGTTTTACGGCCACATCATTAAGGATAGGACTGATAAAGCTCTTGCCAAGCTGCTGTTTGAAACAAAAAAATTTGACTCGCTCGAGCTGTTGAAAGCTGAGTTCCCCGAAAAGGAGTGAAATAATGCAAAAAGGTCTTGTTCTTCGTGATTCTACTGATTTCGATTATGCAGTTCACTTTAAAGCATTGGTCGATGTTTGGCAGCAGGGAGAACGCCTACTCTTCAGTGGAGTAATAAAAAAACATACTAAACATGCAGTGTACATCAATGACGGTTACTACCTTAAAGCAGTCTGCGAGTTTAAAGTCAGATAAGTATGATATATGAACAAAATCCCGGTTCACGAGTGATCGCGATCGGGATTTTTATTTTCATTCTATTTTGCTGTGATGTCTGCGAAAACCACATAATTCCTCGTGTTATCGATATTAGTTAATGCTTCCTCTTATAGGTGGTTATGCGACCGATTACCTTCCCAGTTTTCTCATCGACTGTTTGAATGCTTAGCTCTCGAAACGCCCCTTTCAACTCAAAAAGTTCGCGAATCGCTTCTTCCTTCGTATCAAATTTGAGCAGCCTACGGCCCCGATAGCATATATAGTACTCCATTCCGCACCTCGCTCATTTAGTTCACGAGATGCAGAAGCTACTTGCCGTTAACCTTTAGATACTCTTTTCTGATCCTTTATTCCTTCCGTCTAAATACCTAATTTCCAATATTACCCTGCAAAAGTGTGCTTATCAGAATGAAGGCTTATCACCTCCATCATGCTGATTATCGGTGCCATCGATCAGTTGCAGGGTGGCTGTCATGTTAAAACATCACCAGACAAACAGAATTGCCCCAAATTTCGCGAGTAGATACATTGGACGGGCAAAACCATTGCCAATGTTATCACGACGCCGATTTAGGGTACTCATGTTCGTATTTTCAAAATCACATCTCAACCCAGTCCCCTCAACATGTACCCCTACATATTGGCGGATGAAATGGACGAGAACCGACCGCGACCGATTAAACCGCCTGAAATGTAAATTGCCCGCGGCAGCTTGGCCTCGGGCTGATTGTGGAACATTGTGCTCCTATGCGGTGTCGTTCTCTTGATCGATTCTCGATGATATAAGAATAACACGGATAAAACCTAGTGACACGAGGCCTCTCCGAGTTATTTACGAATTCTCTTCCGACAAAAAGCTATCATCATTGAATAAACTGATTCTCTTCATACGCAAACCCGATGGACTTCTCCAAGGTTAAGGCCGCATCTTCTTGCGCCGTTGGTAATAGGTGCGAGTATACATCAAGCGTCGTCGTCACCGTGGAGTGGCCTAATCGTTTGGATACCACTCGAATGTCTTCTCCTTCGTTAAGCATTATGCTGGCGCTTTGGTGTCGTAAATCGTGGAAAGTGATTCGCGGTTCATGTTCTGGCTTGAATTTATCACAAATACGATTCCAAGCATGCAAAACCTTCGTGGCTTTAGCCGGGGTACCCTTGCTGGTACACACAACCAAATTAAAGTCCTGGTAATCAGCACCCAGGGTATGTCGTTCAGCATTTATCACTTTTTCCTGCTCTTTTAGCATTTTAACCGTCAAAGGCGACAAACTTATTGTTCGCCTGCTGCTGGAGGTTTTTAGGTTTGAAAAACCAGATTTGTCCTTCTTTAAATTTCGACGTACGTATAACACATTCTTCTCGAAATCAATGTCAGCCCACTGCAGACCAAGTATTTCACCTTGTCGCATTCCAGTCATAACAGCTAAAAAAACAGCGATCCAGTACCGAGTCTCGCCTCGGGATACCTCCAAGATATGCCTAATTGAATCGTTGGACCAGATTTGCCGCTCTTTGCGCTCCACCTTAGGCTTATCCTGCTTCGGAATTCTTGAGGCCACGTTCTTAGCAATAATGTCCATCGAGACAGCTGCATTAAGCGCTGCATTGACCGTAGAAAACACACGTTTTACCATTTCGTCGGAGAGGTCTTTCTCCTTCAAATTCTTGATTAATTTTTGGATATCGAGCGAATTCAATTTTGAAAGTGAAATATCACCGATGGCTGGATTTATGTGATTTTTATAATAGGATAAGTACATATCTCTAGTGGTGTCTGCGATGTTGTTTCTGCCGTCGAGCCATTGGAGAAAATATTCAGCGAATGTCTGCTTTACCGGATCGAGATATTCACCCTTATTGAGCTGGGTAGAAATTTCATCTCGTGCTTTTTGAGCCTCACCTTTTGTACGGAACCCGCGCTTAGTTACTCGTTTTCCATTCACCATGACCTGAAACCAATAAGGATTCTTCTTAGCCTTCTCATTTTTATGAATTTTACCCGCAGCCATCAGCAATCACCCACCAAATAAAAAAGTTGATGCAATCATACCACGATTTGCATCAACTTTGCATCAATTTTCATTCCGAGAACAACAAACCCTTTATTTATAAGGATTTTTCACCATGGTACTCTGCCCTTCAAAGTGTCACCCCTCCTTGCTCGGGTTTGTATGGTTTAACAAGGTTAAGGGATACAGTCAAATTTATACTATGAAGGACAGCGGACCTTGGTGCGTTCTCCTATAAAATTGGGCGGTTACCTGGTGGTTCGGCTCGTCGGGCCAACGCCGGTTGTTGGAGAAGGCGCATGCCCGGGCGTCGCAGGCTGATTTACCGTACGCTTTGCGGCGTTCGTCGGGAACAAACGCTGCACCATCGAGTAAAATTCCGTTGCGAAACCGGAAATCGGGCGGCCGTGTTTGACTTCTGTCGCATAACTGGTCATGCGACCTACAAAATCGGGGTTGGCCGTGACGTATACGTTTTTCACCCGCGGATCGACGGATTTGACTTTTTGGGCGATCTTGCTCTTAATGGCCGCCGGCACGTCGGCGGAGGTCATGCTCGGAGCGGGTTTCGTCCGGCCAAGGGCAACAGCCTTCGGAGTTGCCGAAGGTTTCGTCGGGCCAGGGGCAGCCTTCGGAGTTGCTGAAGGTTTCATCGGGCCAGGGGCAGCCTTAGGAGTTGCCGAAGGCGCCGTACTGTGCAGCACGACGGCAACATATGCATTTTGATTTGTCAACATCACATAAGAAGATTTAACTTCTTTCATGGCCGTAATTTGGTCGGCGATTTTTTTGCTTAGCTCCATCTTCGGATGACCGCCATGAGGAGCTGCTGCGTTATATGGCGCATTGCCCGCATAAGGCGTTACGTTTCCATACGGTCTTGCGGTATTGTACCGGTTCATGCCGTCGGGCGTAGCCCCCGCGTTGTAACGATGATCCGTAGCATACGGCCTGACTTGGTTCGAACGGATATTTTTGTTTCCCATGTCGCCTTGTCTCGGCGAGCAGGCCGATGCGCCAAGCATTAAAACGGCCAGACCGGCCGTTAATCCGATTTTCGTGGCAGAAAGCATGTTGGACCTCCATTCGTGGATTGTATAAATACAATGTTAGAATGCCACGGTCCCACATGCCTATACGAGGTAAAAACAAGCGTCCTGACTACATAATCAAGTTGAACAAAACGCCGGTTACGATGCCGTAACCGCCTATCGTAAATACGACCATTCTTGCCTTTTTCTCATCGGATGCCGATAGATTGTACAGGTCGATTCCGGCAATAAGGATGAAGACAAGGTCAATCAGCAGGAATAGGAACATCAGCATGATACCGATCGCCGGAATCACCAGCGTAATGACGGCCGACGCCGCAATGCCCCCGCCAGCAAGCCACTGAACGCCGCCAAGCGTGGTCAAAATCTGTTTCACGTCAAGCTTCATGCCCGACAACACATTGCCTATAAACCACACTGCTCCAAGCAATACCGCTTGCGAAAAAAGGCCGAGAATGAACAGTTTGAAGATGGAGCTCATCATCACATCGCTTAGCAAGCTGAGAATACCGCCGGATGAGCTGAGCCGTAGATGGATCATGAGCAAACAAAGCAAAAACCCGACCGCTACTGCGGCAATGCCTAAAATCCCGGTCAAAAAATGGTTCTGGACGGACATTTCCAAACATTTCAACGGATTGAGCATTAGTGTTTTGATTCTTTGGAAATCGATCGGATTCGTACCGGGCTCGCGATACGGCTGTTGCGGCTGAGTCTGCGGCCCGGCAGAGCCGCCGTAATTCGGTTCTGACATGAAAAACGCCTCCTATGTAGTTTTTCCTATTGGCATATGGTACCATCATACCGTTTTTTCCGGAAAGCACAACAGCTTCCCGAACAGAAATCGAGAAGCTGCCTTCTTTGGCATATGCCCATAGAATCGACTCTAACGTTGCGGGGTCGACGGTGCCTGCACCTTCCTTTATATTTACTTCTCATTGACAGCAAGAAGCGATCGCAGTATAGTGTATGTATTAGAACCTGGTACTAATACCTGATTATAAACTTTGAAGATAAGGTGTGATCGTATGGAAACTGCGGCACGGTCATCGGCAGCGAAATTAATCTCGCAAGCGAAAATTACGGCAATCGGCTCCTACGTTCCCGAGAAGGTATTGA